GAGCGGAAAGACATCGGGGCGGTCTACATCCCCCATGCGCTGGAAAAGCATTGGAAGCCGACCCCCTTCGACGATGAGCCGTGGCCTGGACGCTTCGTGGTGACCATTCCGAACGCCAATAAGGGGACGCTGCCAAGTCGCAAAGCGTGGGGTGAAAATTTGATGGCGTTCGCCATTTTTGCGAAGCGGCATCCTGACGCGCTCCTGTACCTGCATACGGAGGCCCGCAGCCAATTTGGTATCGATTTGGTATCGCTGGTGGAGGCGTGTGGGATTCCTTCTGAGCAGGTGCAGTTCGCGGAGCCGTATCAGCATCGGATGGGTGTGGACGATAAGACGATGGCGCAGATTTACACGCGCTCTGATGTGCTGCTGTCTGCGACGGCGGGCGAGGGGTTTGGCCTGCCGGTGCTGGAGGCGCAGGGGTGTGGGACGCGGGTAGTGGTGAGCGATTTCAGCGCGCAGCCGGAGCTGGTCGGCGATGGCTGGCTCGCCCAGGTTCAGCCCCAATGGAATCCAAGTCAGCTTGGCTGGTTTGCGACCCCGATGATTCACAGCATTGTTGACGGTCTTGAGGCTGCGTATGAGGCGGGCGGGGGCCATTCCGATAAGGCGGTGGAGTTCGCACAGCAGTATGAGGCTGATCGTGTGTTTAACGAGCGGTGGGTGCCGCTGTTGGAGGCCGCCTAGTGGAGCAGTACCAGGACATTTGGGTGAAGGGCCGCCGCGAATCTGCCGGTGTGCGCGAGTGCTCCGACCGTTACGAGCTGATTGCTTCCGTGGCAGCTCGCTTCGACAGGCCCTTCACCGTGCTGGATATTGGGGCGAACCTTGGCTATTTCAGCCTGCGTCTCGCGGAGGATTTTGATTGCACCGTTCTTGCTGTTGAGGGTGCGTATGCGAATTGGTTGCGTGAGGTTCTAGACAGGAACGGAAACAGCCGCGTTCTGGCGGTGGGCAGGACGATGACGCTGGATGACCTGAAGACCCTTGCGGATGTTGAGCATTTTGACCTGACGCTGGCGCTGTCCGTGACGCATCATGTTGGCGCGTCCTACCACGATGTTCTTCGGCAGGTTCGCCGGATGGGGATGGCTGCGATTCTTGAGCTACCTACGGAGGATGGTGCGTGCGGTCAGCAATCGGTCAGGCAAACTTTCGTTCCTGATGACGGCGTGGTGATTGGTCATGGAAAGTCGCATCTGTCTGGGCCGAAGCGTCCGCTCGTCCTTCTAGAAAATGAGAAGCCTGCGTTGACGCGCTCGTATTGGGGAACGCCGGAAAGAGACTGTGATGTTCAGGTTCAGGCTTCTTGGGCCGAAAAGTGGAAGGTTCAGCGTGGGCAGCGCGTTCCGTGGGAGCGTGGCATCAATCTGCAAACCTGGCTGATGGCTGGACCGCTGTGGCCTTCGGGCACTGCGCTGCGCGGGATGCTGGAGGCGAACAGGCCGCAGACGCAGCATGGCGACCTGCGCCCTCATAATGTGATTTTGCAGGGCGACGGCGTAAAGTTCGTTGACTTTATGGACCCGCGTCGCGCTGTGTGGGACGATGAGGCGTGCTGGTCTGAGGTGATGCGTTCGCTGCCTGTAAACTGATGCTGCTTGGAGGTTCCTAATGTCTGATTATGCGACCGTTGAGCAGCTTAAGGCTGCGCTGCGGATTACCGATGACATCGATGACACGCTGCTTTCGACGGCGATTGATGCGGCTTCGCGGTGGGTTGACGGCTGGTGCGGTCGGAATTTTGCGGTGGCTTCGGCGACCGCAACCCGCGATTACATCCCGTCNGGTCGCATGGAACCCCTGCTGATTGACGATGTGACCACCGTCGTCTCTGTCAAGATTGATGAGGATCTAGACCGGAGCTTTGCGACCACGCTGAATGAGATTGACTATCAGGCTGAGCCGGTCAATGGTCGTGCGTTCGGGAATGATTATCCCTACACGCGGCTGCGTCCGCAGGAGGACGGGTATTGGCCTGTGTCCTACAGCCGTGCGACGGTGCGTGTTGAGGGGACTTTTGGGTGGCCTGCGATTCCTGATGCGGTGCGTGAGGCCACGATTCTTCAGGCGTCGCGCCTGTTCACCCGCCTGGATTCCCCTCTGGGTGTTGCAGGGTTTGGGGAGATGGGCGCTATGCGCGTGTCCTTTAAGGGCGACCCTGATGTGATGATGCTGCTGGCCCCGTATCGCCGGTCGAAGTTCTGATGGCTTCCGTTTCAGACCTGCGAACGGGCATCGCGGACGCGATGGGGGCTATTTCCGGCCTGCGGACCTCTTCGACGGTGCCGGACAACCCGCGACCGCCTATCGGCATCGTGATGCCTGAGCGGATTGCTTACGACCTGAACGCACGGCGGGGTGCGGACACCTACTTTTTCACGGTGCTGCTCATTGTTTCGCGTGCGGACGACCGTGCGGCCCAGAACAATCTGGATGCGTATCTGGTCGGTGACGGGTCGGTGAAGGCGGCGATTGAGGCCGACCGGACCCTGGGCGGCGTGGCAAATACCTGCCGTGTCACGGAAATGTCTAGTTACTCTTCGCTTCCGATTGGGGATGTGCTGTATCTTGCAGCGCAGTTCACCGTGGAGGTTGTCGCATGAGTTGGCGAGTTAAGAGCAGAAGGCTTGCGTGGGACGCTGGCACCGTTCTAAGTGCGGATGACCTCGCAGGGTGTAACATTGATGCGCTGGTTCAGGGCGGTCATCTTGAGCCGGTGACGAAGAGTAAGCGGACGCCGCCCGTGCAGGTGCCGGACGATCCACAGAAGAAAAAGGCAAAGCCGGTGGAGCCGGTGACCGACGACGAGCTGGCTGAAGAGCCAGAGGAGCAGGAATAATGGCACGCATCGTACTGACGGATGTCGGTGTGGTTCTGGGCGGCGTTGACCTCAGCGACCACATCGCCAGCGTTGAGCTGTCGCAGAATTTTAACGAGGTGACCACGACCGCCTTCGGTGACGGTGGCGTCACCCGTGTTGCGGGTCTTGAGGACAGCAGCCTTTCGCTGGATTTTCACCAGGATTTCGACACCTCTGAGGTTGAGGCGACGATTGGCCCTCTGGTCGGCGGGACGGCTTCGTTTGAGCTGGCTCCGTTCGGGACCGCTGTTGCGGCTTCGGGGACGGCCCCGCGTTACAGCGGCACCGTTCTGATTACGGAGTGGACCGCGCTGAACGGCGCTGTCGGCGACCTTTCGACCGCTTCTGTTACCTGGCCTGTTGTCGGGCAGGTTGCTAAGGGGACGGGCGCATGATTTCGCTCAGCCTGCGCGTCACCCATAACGGTGAGACAAACGAATATGCGGTTGGCCCGAAGGTGCAGGTTGCCTTTGAGCGTGAGTGGAAGACGGGGATGCCGAAGGCGCTGACGAACGATCAGCGGATGGAGCATCTGTATTGGCTCGCGTGGAAGGCCAGCAGGCGTCGGGGGCTGTGGTGAAGCCTTTTGACGGCTGGCTTGAGGGCGTTGAGGCTGTTGAGGTCGTGGAGGGCGAAAGCCCTTTATAAGAAATGGGATGACGATGCTCGTAGCGCAGATGTCTGTTGCTACGGGCATCGCTCCCAATGACCTGCTTGACGCGCCACCTGAAGTGTTTCGTGCGATGCTGAAGGTGTTGACCGACCGCAATAAGAAGCAGGAAAAGGCCGGTCGTCGTCGTGGTTAAGAATCCGTTCCCTGACGCTTACGCCGCTGGTAATAAGACCGGCGTTATCGTTCATGGTTTGGATGAGACCAAGCGGCAGATGCGCCTGTTTGCGCCGGACCTGCTGAAAGAGATGAATCGCACCGTCCGTAAGGACATTCTGGGGCCGATTGTCGCCGATGCGAAGAGCATGGTTCCTGATTCTGCGCCGTTGGGCCGGTGGAATCAATCGGTGGACCGTCCTGGCAGCCGCCCGTCGTATTCGCCCTACGGGAAGCGGTGGGAGTATGGGCGTCTTGAGTGGGATTCGCGTCAGGTCAAGCGTGGCATCCGTGTTGGTGCTGGTACGCCAAAGCGTCGGGGCGACAACTTTAAGGGCGCTTATGCGATTCTGAACCGCGATGCTGCCGGTGCGGTGTACGAGCTGATTGGTTCTGGCAAGTCGAATGTGAACATGGTTCGCAATGTTCGCGGTCGGCATGGTTCTGGGAAGCGGCTGATTTGGCGTGCTTGGGAAAAGACGCGAGCGGATCGGGATGTGCCGCAGCAGGTGGTGGATACCATCCGAACCTTTGAGGCGCTTTTCCAGGAGCGTCTTGACCAGAACGCGAGGGGCATCCGATGAGC